CTGAAGTTTCAGAAACCAGCTCTACTGGTCCTGAGACTAATGATGAATCGTGGTCTGAGCTTTTCGATGCAATGGAGACGCAGGTTTACGAACCTCATTTTGGTGAAAGACTTGCAGGTCATATTTCCCGAAGGGCTAAGCCTTTTGGGCACACTATGCGCTCACATCGGTGTCGTATAGAGACAACTGCTGAGGATTTTGCCATCAAAACACTTTTGCTGGGACTCAAGACTTTCGAAGATTCCCCTTATTCCAAATGGACTAGCTTCGTACCAGCAGCTTGGATAGATAATGACGTTGTCAAATCTACCATCCTTGCTTGCGGTGAAGATGTTATTGGACAGGACGTTGCTACTTATAGTAAGCGTTTGTTCTATTCCTATCTAATCATGGCTTTTCCTCTTTGGCGTTTGTTCGGCTGGCGTTTTGCGATGCTATTTCTACTTGTAGGATATGCGCATTATATGCTGACAATCGCAGGAGTTATTGAGACAAAAAAGGTAGCCTATATGGATGCTTTGGTAAAATCCAGGGAGACTCTCCCTGAATGTTTCAAAACTTTGCGTGATGAGCATGTGAAGACCGCTTGCGGTCTCTTCGCTGCTTTAGGCATCATGTATGCTGGCGTTCAAACCTATCGGGCTTTGAAAGCTAATCTTACCATTCAAGGCAAACTTGCCCCCAAGTCCATTGCTGATATTCGCGCTCGCGATATGGAAGCGGATGTGTGGCTCCCAACCCCCGTCAAACCTCTTGATAATAACGGCAGTTTTGCCAATCAAGACCAGGCAGCTAATGCTCTGCGTACTTCGCAATTTATTGTTGAAATTGGAGACTATTATAGTGAAGCTTTTTGCTATCGCTCTAAGTGTTTTCTTATTCCAGCGCATATGCTACCCAAAGTGACTACCCCCGCTACCTTCAAAGGTGTTTGTGGTAATATTAAGACGTTAATCAATCCAGATAAATGTTTTATTTTGCCTAACACTGATGCGGCTATGGTGTATGTTGCCAATGGCGTTCCCGCCAAAGATATGACCGTCCATTTTGAGGACGATTATGTCAGACATCCTATCCTTGCTACTATGCATGGTGTGGACGAAGACATGAAACAATTCTCAGATAAGACATGGTGGCAATTTACCACCGATGTACACAATGGAGTTAGCACCTTTCCCGGTGCATTCTATGAACTCATGAACCTCAAAACTTACGAGGGAATGTGTATGGCAGCCATTGTATCTGACTCTCGTGAGAGGAAGATACTTGGTTTCCACATCGGTGGTGTCACCGGGACCAAAAAAGGCTGTGGTTTTGCTATTACAGCACCACAATTGGTCGCCGGTCATGCCGAGCTTTTGAAGCTCAGTCCGACTTTCGTTCCTGCACCACAGGGGAGCGAAATTCCTGACGCGATGTTAGGTACTACTTATGCTATTAGCTCTGCTATTCATACCAAGTGCCCTACTAACTTCATTTCAGGAGATCCTGCTGTCGTGGCTTATGGTACCGTAAAAGGTAGAGCTACGTTCAATTCGGATGTCATGCAAACCCCAATCTCAGAGATTGTTGAAGCAGTAACAGGTGTTCCTAATAAACATGGAGCTCCTAAATTTGTTTTGCCAATCGAGCGTGAGGATGGGAAAATTGATCGCCAAAGGTGGCGACCGTGGTATGAATCTTTGGAAGTGTGCTCTAAGCCCTCCATAGGTTTTGACCCAGCTCAGGTTGAGACAGCGATGGACGATTACGTCGTTGATCTTAAAGAGCAATTTGATTCACATGCTTCATTGCATTGTGCCGAGATGAAACCCCTATCTCACCAGGAAACTATTTCTGGTATCGAAGGTCGTCGGTTCGTAAATGCGATGGTTACTAAGACTTCCATGGGTTATCCCAATGGAGGTCCCAAGAATAATTATCTTATTGAACTACCCCCAACTGACGAACATAGTTGTCCTAAGGAATTCACTCCTGAGATCCAAGCAGAAATTGCTCGTGTATTGGCTTGCGCCGATTCGAACCAAATTATGAATATGATCTTTAGTGCGAGTCTAAAGGATGAGCCAACTAAATTTGAGAAAGAGAAGGTGCGTGTTTTCCAAGCAGCGCCACTCGCTCTCCAATATGCCATCAGGAAATATTTTTTGCCTGTAGCTCGGTTTTTATCATTATACCCTTTGATATCCGAAACTGCCGTTGGAGTTAATGCTCATGGGCCCGAATGGGATGAACTTTCCCGTTTCATGGCTAAATTTGGCGATGATAGGTGTGTAGCTGGTGATTACTCAAAGTATGATCTACGCATGCCTGCTCAGCTAACTCTTTCGGCTTTTGCCATTATGATTGAGATTGCTCAGTTTTCCCGCAACTATTCCTCTGCTGATATTCAGAGGATGCAAGTGATTGCACACGAAGTGTGCACTCCTTTGGTTGCATTCAATGGTACGCTTATTCGCTTTTTAGGTACCAATCCCTCCGGTCAGAACATGACCGTATATATCAATAGCATCGTCAACTCGTTGTTGCACCGCATCTGTTTTTTCCAGGTATATCCTGTTGCAGAAATGAAGAAAATCGGTAATGAGCTAGGTCTTTCACGACCTGCTCGTTTTCGTGATCTTGTGGCGCTGATGACGTATGGCGATGATGCTAAGGGATCAGTAAGAGTAGGATACGATAAGTTCAATCACGTGTCCATGGCTAACATTCTGGCGGCTAATGATATGGTATTCACTATGCCAGATAAAGAGTCAGAACCCGTTGAATTCATGTCTAGATTTCGCGCAGATTTTCTTAAGCGCAAAGATAGATATGATGAAGATTTGGGAGTTTTTGTAGGAAGCTTGGAGGAAGATAGTATTTTCAAATCTCTCCATAGTATTCTCAAATCTAAGTCTGCCAAACCATTGGAGGTCTGCTCGCAGAACATTGATGGAGCTTTACGCGAGTGGTTTTTCCACGGACGCGAGGTTTTTGAAATGCGAAGGGAACAAATGCAGGAAGTATCAGCTAGGGCTGATCTTCCCTGTCGCACTCTTGATGAAGATTTTGA